TTAGCAAACCACATGCGATTTGTCAATACGCTCGCTAAACATGTCATACCTCTCCTTTAAATATTCGTTAGTAAAATGCATGTACAATCTAGTTGTTGCGATATTTGAGTGACCCATCAGCGGCTGTACGTCCTCGATTCTAGCCCCGCGGCGCAACATGTTGGTGGCGAAGCTATGTCGTAATGTATGTGCGCTCACCCTCTTTTTGATACCAGCACTAAGAGCGGTCTTAGAGATCATTCTGGACAAGTACTGACGACTCAGTGGACCACCAAAACTATTAGCAAATATATACACAGAGTCCACTTCCCTCGCATGATGATACATCCTTATCGCTTTTTCTGTTTCAGTGCTAATAAACGTTACCCTAGGCTTACCTCCTTTCCCCCTAGAGACTATTAAGGACCGCTGATATAGATCCCCGCTCTTTAGATTCAGCACTTCGGAGGCGCGTAAGCCACTACTTAGAATGGTCATGATTAAAGCTCTGTCTCTTGCGCTCTTAGCAGAATCTATCAATCGAATTTGCTCATCCTGATCTAAGAAATTGGCTTCTATCTCAGGCGCTCTCGGTATCTCTATCGCCTCGGGTCTAATATCTATCAGGTTTTTGGCGTACAGAAACTTTATCAAACTTCTAATTACTACAACTTTATTTTTAATGGTTTTCGGCTTGTAGCCTCTCAATGCTAGAGAGTCTATGAAGTCGTCAATAGCTACGATATTTAAATCCTGCACGGAGTTGCCTTTTATCGATTTTATGAAGTCGTTCAGTATGTAGCTGTAGGTGGTTTTTGTCGTGTCGGTAGCTTTTCTGTGTGCCTCTTTATGCTGTATGAAATAAAATAGCGCACATTTTAAATTAGTATTCTTATCCATAACATTTCTCGCAATCTTTTTAGCTCCACTTTTACCTTGTTCTATATAGAGTCTTTATAAAGAACTTAGTCTTAACTAAGTTGTATATAGAGCGCTCAAATTTAATTTTTTGGTAATTTTACTATCAAAATAGACAATAGCAAGCGAATATTGAATAAAAAATGCGATCAAACGACCATGCGCTTTCGTTTTAGACTTAAAAACTTGTATATTTATATAATTATGTTATAATATTTACACTTAGGTAAATGCAAACAAGCCGCTTCGTAGGCGACATTAGATCAATCAGCAGCAATTGCTACGTTATCAGGTTATAGCTGCACCTTATCTGTGCCAGCTTATCTAATCCGTCAATACTTGTCGGTAAGGATGCTCGCTCTTGCATTTTTTGCTTGTGACGCTCCTCTGCTGCCCTAGCTTTCGCCTGAGCAATCAATTTACGCAGCCAATCCACCGTCTTCGTCAGGTTCGCCCTTGACCAAATAAACGCAAAATATTTACGTGGGTTTCGTTTACGCTTTGCCAGCTTAATCGAATAATCAAACTCTTTTGCGTAGTTGATCTGTCTATTTCTAAACATAGGCAGATATGCGCTGTCAGCAATGAGTTTAGTCGCCTTACCTAGTCTCTGCTTCATCTTTTGAACACGTCGCTCGTCTACGATAATAGTCCCTATGTTTTTCATTTTTACCCTCTCTTTTTAAGACCGCAGAAAAGAAATACCCTCTTTTCTTAGGCACTGTATATATACTGCAGAAAGCTATATAGTTTGTGCGAAACTATTACGACCCTTCCACATTGTCTCGATATCGGTCAAGAGGTTGTTTTGAAACATAAAAACCCCAGCCAATAAAGACCGAGGTTACCAGTTCATGATTCTGATACTACACACTATAACGAAACTTTATAGAAATGTCAACAGGCGCACCTAAAGGATCCTATCTTGATACTTGCACGTCCTGCAATACCCACCGAAACTGCTCAACAAAAATCCGCCCCCATGTTTCAGGGGGCGGAAAGGTCACATGGATGCTTAAACCATGCGCTTGCAGTTTATCACTATTTATTAGATTCCGCAACGGCAACATCTGCCACCACTAGTCGTCGTATATATTCGCTAACCGTCATATTCAACTCGGCAGCACGCTTGGTGATCATCTCGTGATCACCCTCTGAAACTTTTATATGTATATGTTTAGTTTTCACGTTTTACCTTTCTACCCGATACGATGCCTCGGGCGGGGCTGTTTAACGTTTAATAAATAGCATTGACGGTAAAACATTTCAAGCCGTCGTAGCGGATTTCAGCTTCATCGTTACCACTCGATTCAATCTGCTCTACCGCGTTTCTGAGTGCCTCTCCAGCATTAAACACCTCTACCAGCTCGTCATCGTCATCGTAAAAGAATATAGTGCCGTTATCTACTACCGCCCCATAATCCTCATATCTGTCTAGCTCCTTCACCGTCTCAATGATATTCTCTAGCATAGCCTCTTCATCTAATTCGATGCTGATGTTCTCGATTGTAGCGTTCTCCGCTGTACTTCTGCTGAATCGTTTACGCATCTCTCCCCTCATAGCCGTCTCAAGTTCTTCTATATCACCCTTCAAGCTCTTATCTGCCTCGAAAGTGAATTCTTGTGTTGGCTGGTCGCCCGTGTAGTACCACCCTGTAAATGTTGCCATTTTCTTATCCTTTCTTGGCGGCGGCGGTTGAGGGGCTGTTTATTTTTTAGTGTTTGATTTTATCGACCGATTATTTTCTAGCTTTAGTTTTCTTAATCAACTCAAGCTTTATGGTTATTTTAAGTCTGAAAAGTTGTAACGATGTTTTAAGCATTTTTATGACCTTTCTTTTGCCGCCGGATTGTTAACTGTTGATTGGTTGCCCCTCAACCATGTCTTTAGTATAGCAAACGTGTTGCCGTATGTCAACACTTTTTTACAAAAAAGCTGGAGATTTTTAGATATTTTCATCACCCCTGCTAAACCTGTGGAAAACTCACAATGTTTTTGGTTGCCAAATCGCCACGCGATTTATGTAAAGTCTATCCATGTTATGGATTATGAGTGTTGGTGGTGTGGCAGCACTAAAAACCGCCCCGGAGCTTATCGAGGCGGTTTCCAACTGTTCGGAAATTCCAAACAACTCAATCTCTTGATACTGGAGGTGTCTTGCCACGCGGTTCAGTCAGCGTCTTGCCGGTTTTCGGGTCAAGCCAGCGACTCAAGCCTGGGACGCCGTGTGCGTCCACTAGGCATTGCAGGCAATCGTTGTATGTCGAGCCTGGGCTAAGCTGTGGCGTGGTCTTGCCGACGTGCAGCGTCACGCAGCCGCAAGCTTTGCACTCACGAAAGTACAAGCTGGACTTGGTGATGGTTATTTTCTGTGGGTAGTTCATGGATTGATCCTTTGCCCTGGATAAATCAACCCTCTATTAGCAATCCCATTTCGTTCAGCCAGTCTCTGCGTGTAGCCTGAATTACCGAACAGACCGCCTGTACCGTTATGCCAGCCGTTACGCAAAGCAATATGTCCGAGCGTATCGCCGCGGCGTATGACGTAGCTACCAGTGCTTCGCTGAACGTAGCCTGTCGAAGCCGGCGCGCTGATTCGCGGTGCTTGCGTTGCTACGCGAGCATTTACCGCCGCTTGCACTTCGGCTGGATTGTAGCCAGCGGCTTGCAACCGTGCTACGCGGTCATTGCCACTACCGTACACACCCCTCAATACATCAGCTATCACTTGATTGTTCACTGTTTTTGAGCTAACTGCTGGAGCGGCTGGCGCGCTAGTAGTACCATTCCAGATATTGGGACGGTAATAGCCGATGATTGAGTTGCGGTATCCGCCAAGATCCATCAGGTTGAATGCGTTGCCGACATAGATATTGCCACTGCCTTGATTCTGCCCGAAGAACTTGCCCTGATAATACATAGCGACGTGTCCATACGTTCCACCGCCAAAAATTGCCCAGTCGCCGTCTTTCATGCCAGCCTGGCCAGAGTGCCAGGTAAAGCCGAGTGCTTGAATCTCACCCACCTGGTTAGCGTAGCCACTTGCACCGCCTGTCCTTGTAGCTACGACACGTCCGCTCAGGCTAAACATAAACTGCTTAAATCCTGCTACACACTGTAAACCATAACCCTCATTAAAGCCGCGGCCGTTCATCGCGTTGACAAAAGCATTAGGGCTCGACATGTCAGTCTTGTAGTAAACGCCCGAGCCAAGCTGCGCTAATTCTTTGTCTTTAGGCTCACACCCGCTGCCCTTATCCTGAGGCGCATCAAAACCTAGAGTGCTTGCGATAGCCGCGTCGGTCGAAGCTTTGACCTTACAGTGCGCTTGTTCAATCGCTTCGCTGTATTTTGGTGCTTTTCTATCAAACGTGCGCGTGCCATCATCGTTCTGATGTGCCAGTGTCGCCAACGTGCCAATCACGGCAATCACCGCGAGAACAATGACCGACGATAAGTGATGCTTAATAAATACTATTACTCGCCTCATTTCTCGCTCCTTCCATTCTTGATTTTTTCTGCGGTACTACCGAAAAAGTACATGTTTACTAAAGAAATCGTTCCCGTGATCGATGCAAATATCTGCTTTGCTAGAGCGGGGAATCCCCATGTATCTCCCTGAAACAATACGAACGCCGCCAGAAATGACAATGCACCCATTGCCAGCGATATCTTTTGATTGGTAGATTTGTCGAACTTCATCGTAGTCCTCCTTGATCGTTATTATTGCTTCGAAAAATCAGGCAGAGAGTTAACAGGATTGTGATTAGTGATATTAGTATGGTGATCATTTCTTGACCTCTAGATGCTGAAAATCGGCTTTCAACGACGTCACCTCTTGACTTTGCCGGACTATTACGCCTGTCAGATACACAGCGAACGCCACCAGTGCTACTGCGAATAATTTAGCTAAATTACTTGTAATTAGTCTCCAAAAACTCAACAGGCCCTCTATCTCGCTACGCTGAATGTATAACCGTCGAGCCTCATCTTCATGCTCCTTCTTATACCTATCGAGTTCTATCCGCGAAACATTTCCGCTTAGGATATCCTCCATCCTTTCAAGCATGACTGTATGTCTGTCTATAGTGTCTTTAATATGCTCGACATTTGCCTGTAGCGCGCCAAACTCTTTTGCTGATACTTCTGTGTTGCTCATAGATGTAAAACTGTGGTTTTTCGGGTTGTTGATTGAAGTTCCGCAGTTTACCGTAAGCGTGTACGTGATTAGTTATATTATAATATCATATCCATAAAATATCAAGCATATCCGATATATCAGCCACGACTAGGTTATTTGACGTACTCTACTACCAGGGTGAACTCGCTATTACCCCACGAATACGACGAGACAAACCTTAGCTGAGTCTTCGATATCAGGGCAAGTCCCATTTGCTGATTGTCCTCGACGTGTGGAATCAATGAGCGACCAGACACACTGTTCATAGTGCCCCCGAGCGCGATAGACCCTCTAGTTGAGATAACCTCAAAATTGTCAGTCAGACCACTTATCCCGTGATCGTAGAATATATTAGTATTAGCAATGATATTGATCTTGCCCTTGATTACTTTTCGATAAACCTTCCTGCCATCAATCCATGTTTTACCAGAATCCACTTCGTTAGTAGAGAAGTTGCACATCAGACCCATATTGTCAGGTTTGAGCTTGGCCGAATTTGCGACAATCATTTCGCTGGTAATTGTTGTCGTACTTGACTCGACTATAATATTAGCAATTATCGCGACAACCGCCTGAGAGCCTGTCGCACCGTCTTGTGTCACCGCCTGTCTAATCTGAGAGTCTGTTGGTGCGGTTGGACTAGCAGAGGTAGGACCATAAACTACAATTAGTCCACATGAAGACGGTGAACCTGTTGTGCTGGCGTCTGTGGAGTTCAAGGCGACGTTGTCAGAGTATACGACGACACTTGCAACTCGTTTATTTGAAGCTGGCGCAGTAATTCTTAGTGGTTGCTGACCGACTAAATCAAGTGCTACTAGGAACCCGCTTGGCAATTTTCCCAGCACTACATCTGGACTGTCTGCTGAGCCGCCCACAAGCACATTCATATCAGCTACAGTATTTCTGATAACGCCTCGTCCCGAAAAGAGGCCGTCCGAGTGTTGCTGAGCCCACATATTAGCCTCATACACACTACCGCGTCCACCTGGTCGTGACCGTAATCTAACAATTTTTCCTGGATTGGTAAAAGCCATAATTCTCCTCTGTGTGAAATTACCGCAGTTTACCGTAAGCGTGTACGTGATTAGTTATATTATAACATGTTTCACATTTTAGTAAATCGTCCGCGAGTTGATCCAGTGGCAACAACACGAACGTAAAAATCAGTTTCATCGAACGGTGCGGATATTCCCAAAATAACAGCTGCCTCGCCATCTGATTGCGGTAATTGGTAAAATGCCATTTTAGGAAATTGCGCTGAAAAGTTTTGATTTGTAGATACCTGTGGAAACAGGTCCACAAACAGAGGACCGTTGTTTGGTTTTATGTCTGGAGTAAACTTAACCACCATCTCAAGCACGGTGTTTTGCCCGCCACGGACGTGAAATACTTGCGATATCTGTTGCACGAAGTTCACCAACGAAGAGGCCACAGGATATATAGCTTTTCTGGCGGCGTTTTCATTTTCGAGAGCTTTAATTCTAGATTCTACGCTATTCACCTTACTCTCCTATGTTTCTTATAGAAATTTCACCTTCTAGCATCGAATGTACGAGTACCTCATAGTCGGTTGGATGCCAAGGTTTGAGTCCATTTCTGTATATCACCCATTGCGCGCCGTGTGCATAATTCGTCCTACGAACTCGTGAAGCGGCTCCGGCGCTCGCTCTTACTTCGAGCTGTGCGATCGTGGGAACCCTTTTTTTCGTTGTTAGCGTTACTAAGACTCTTTCTGTGCCGTTAAAATGAAAACCTCCTGCCCCCGAAAGCGTGTTTGGTGTAGTTGTTATTTTAGCACTATAGGAGTATAGAGAGATCTTAGTTGCAGGTTGATAAAATCCCTGCTTAAGAGCTTTAGACTCTCGCTCGAGCATACTGAGCCATCTTTCTACGCTCATTGCAATCTCCTTATCGATAAATTGCCAGGCACTGTTGATGTCGCTTGGACCGATAAATCACAATGGGCGCCATCATGATCTTGAAAAAACCATGCTGTCGAATCTATGATTATTGTAAACTTCGTATAGTCTTCTCCAGTTTCTTTAATTTGCAGCCACCACCCATACTCATCCTCTGCATGCGGATCGCGCCCAGACATGCCCTCGTCGATATGAGGGCTCTGTTCGTGACTGTATGATAGTTGCACTAGTGGTGGCATTTTAATACCGTCGGTTCGTTGAAATATGACCTCCCACTCAGCGACAACATCTCGCTTACCGACAAAAGAACTTATGAAACCGCTCCATGTTGCACTGGGTATCTCATGCCGTGTTAGCTGTCCATAATTCAAGGGTGTCGCAACCTTTTGTGCCCTCTGCTCGTTTTCGATCGCTAGCAGACGTCGCGTGGTGCTGTTATTAAACATTACTCAACTCTCCGCAAGAGAGGTGATACGGTAGAGACACCGTTATTATCCCAGCTTGTATCCAAGCCTATAATCCTCATCCAGCCACTCAGATCTTCACCATCATCATTATCTTCTATAAAATAAAACTCATCACCAATAGCTAAGCCGGTATTTTCGTTGGCAGAATTACCCCACTCTATGGGCCTACCTACCAATTTAATTTGTGGTGCAACACTACTGAAGCTGTGCTGCGACAACGATTTTTTAGCGTATTCGGCTACCGCTGCTTGAGACTTGAGGCTTGACTGTGTTTCGTAGATTCTCCAATAACAATTATCTTTAACCGCATCGCGATTGCTGGCGGTAGCTAACTCTGCTGTGTCTTCTCCAGCTTCTGGATTGCCAACCTGTCCGTTGCCAGCTACTAAAACATCACTGGCGTAGTTGGCCGACTCTTCGACAGAATACCCTGTCGCCCAAAGCTTATAGACGCCGTCGCTTGGATATCGAATAATTATGTTTTTGCGTTGTCCTCGAGGCTTCAGTATGTCGATAATTTGCTCACTGTGGTTATCTGGATTAACACGAAAAACGATGTCAAACTTGCCAGTGCCGCTTTCATTATTCATTGCATCACACAGAGCTTTGCTGACGGTTTGAAAGTCATTATACTCAACAGTCTTTGGCCTAAGTGCATTAATGGTTCCAAATCTCCACCTTATATCTTCACCAGCGGCCTTAGCTCGTGCAATAAACTCTCTGATCAGATCCTGTGTAAATATGTGTCCAGGTACATTTGAAAATATCCGATGAGGCGATCTGGTGTCGTTTTTAGCACAAACAAGGTCTCCATTTAGCCTAGCGAAGTGCTCAAAAAACCTTAGGTCTAGCTGCTGTTCAGCGCCATAACCGCTGCGTGCTGGCTTAGTTGCTAAAAACCCCGAGAAGCGTGTCACCTCGTTGACCAAAAACACTACGTGTGTTTTGCCCACCCGCAACAAAAGCTCAGGATTGTCGTCTAACCGTACTTTAGCGTGTTGCTTAAACTTAGCCCAGCTGATGCTAAAGGTAAACTGGTCCGCCACCGCTGATTCGGATTCGCTTTTCAAAGTCTCGCTAAGTGCTCTGTTTTGCGCAAACTTATTGAAATCACCGATAAGCGTATCACCGATATACAGCAGTAGCTTATGCTTATCCGATAACATTATTCCACTCCAGCTCTGATTTCGTCGTATCTCCCCCTTCAACATCAAATCCCACCAGGTTGTTGCCAGGACTAATCGACAGGTGGCCAGTAACGTTTCTCGATACTAGAGCGCCGTTTAAGTGAGCTTCGCCGGTTGAAAAATCAACAATCAAGGTTTGCGTCGAGGACAGACTTCCTGCGTAGCTTGCTACTGTATCTGTAGTACTATTCTGAATCGACGGGTTAACGGCAGGACCATGCAAGACCCATACAGGGTAAATGGTCATCGCTGATGCTACAAACACATTGCTTAAACCGCCACTTGCGGTCTCCCAAACCTCTCCAGATTCATCGTATAGTTGCCCTGTGCTCCCCCAAACCTCTCCACCACCAGCCGCAGATATACGCCCCAACTCTACCTTATTTGCACGCACCTCACGACCATCTATATCTTCTGCGTATTCGAATAGTATTGAATTTCCTACTTTAAGTTCTGTCGAGAAGCTCGTGTTGCCCTCGTTGGCTGGAACCGGTAAGTCCAATGCCTTACTTCGCCAAGCATTCTTAATGGCAAATAGCTCACCATTTTTTCTGCAATATACCAATGTAAATGTACGATTGATGGCAAAGAAACTGCTTATCTTACTATACAGAGCCCAGAAGCTTTTAGTCTTAGGTAATATCCACCCATTAATGGTTTGAGCGTAAGGCGCAAGGCGCTGGCGTACCATCTCGCCACCATTAGTGTCAGTGTAATCTATATCAGAAGACTCAATTTCTGGCCGTCGCAGTAGGCTATTGTCAGCGCTTAATCGTATCTCTGAGCCTGTAAAATCTAATCTTTCTCCATCATCTCTTATAATGGCCGCCAGGACAAATTTACCACTTAAAATTATCATCCCATCACCCCCTGTCTTCTCAAAGCTATCTGCTTGCTGATTTCGTCGGCCAGTTCTTTTGGATTGCGATTATAGCCGTTGATATTGATAGTTTGATATATCGTATCGCCAGCGCTACCGGTCCTGTTTATATCGTTTAGCTTGTCGTAACCAATTTTGCGCGCAGACGAAGCCCTAATAACATACTCGCCATTTGATAGTAGCATTGGGATTAAATCGCTAGTAGGACCACCAGGACCAAATATTGGCCCTCCTTGTGCGCGCCTACCTAGTTTGAAACCTGACAGATTAACGGGATTAGCCTTAACCCCGACTGCTTTTAGTGCGTTACCGATGCCGGGTATGTTAATGACACTGTTAATTACCCTGTTTAACGAATCTTGTAGCAGGTCAATCATTCCATCCAGCAGACCCGCTGTGAAGTTGCGCGTAATACCGTATCCGGTGCCGTACCAGTTTTGATCACCAACCGATCTAATAAGGTCGGCGATTGCATTGATTATCCGAGTGATACCGTTTGAGATTGAATCAACTACTCGTGATATAGTATTGCCGGCCCTCTCGATTACTCCGCCGATTGAGTTAAAAACACTTGTCAAGCCGCCAGATACCGCGTTTACTAGCGGTATTACAGCATCATTTGTCAGCCTGATTATAGTTTCAGTAACAGCTGATAGCACGATTAAAAATGTGCCTGCCAAAAATGCTGCCAACGGAATAATGACCATGTTCAGAAAATCTTTCAGGCCTGGCGAAACAATGCCCAGCGCTCCGCCAACTAGGAGAATTGCGGCGGCTACACCAGCGGCGGCTGCTGTGAACGCTAGCACGCCAAGCAAAATCTTTGGTGACGCTAACGCTTCAAAGAAACCCGCAATAGTCTCACCAGCACCCTTGAATAACTCTTTTACTGGCTTCCAGGCGCCCTGTATGGCGCCACCAGCTAGCTCTCCTATTTCCTTGAAGAAATTAGCTAAACTTTTGCCAAAGGTAAATTCTCTCGGGGCTTTTTTAACCGCTGCTGATAGCTTATCCACTCCGCCAGCTGCCGTGTCAGCTGATGTTCCGACTGCACCACCAGCACTTTGCATCGTCTTAGTCACGCCGTCAACAGAGCTCTTAGCACCTTTTAAATCTTTAAATTTACCGATCAACGTTTGAGCACCGCCAATAACACCGGTAAATATACCCTTGCCTAGCTTAGCCCACGGGCTGAGTGTATCGAGTGCTGCTCGTACGCCACCAGTCGCTACCTGCAAGGCCTTAAATCCCACTGCTAACTTTATGATATTTGCTACTAGCTCTGGGTTGCTTTTGGCAAAATCGAATAGCTTACGAGTCACGTCTACCGCATCTTTAAGTCCTTGTGCAAGCTCTGGGGACTGTCTCTTGATCTCGTCAAAGACGGTTTTTAGCATACTCTTTACGACAGGCGCTAAGTTTTGCAAGAATTGCTTTGCAGATGCTAGAAAAATGTTGAACGACTCTTCAAAATTACCGTTTGGATCGGCCAGCGAAGTCAACATATTATCAAACGCAGCTTTAGCCGCATTAAAACTACCACTTATTGTTGAAGAAGCTTCTTTTGAGGATGTGCCGGCGATCCCCATGTTCTCTTGGATTTTATGGATCGCTTCAATAACTTTATTGAACGGTATGTCATTTACGTTTTTAGCCGTCGCCTTAAATGCTTTACCCATCACACCACTGTCATTAATAAGTCGCGCCATTTCGCTTGCGGTGCCACCATAACCCAATTTCAAGTTGTCGAGCATAGTATAGTTATTTTTTGCAAAACCCTGATACGCATACTTAATCGATTCCATCGACGTGCCCATTTTATTTGCGTTGTCAGACATGTCAGTGATAGCTATGTCAGCAATCTTCGTAGCCTTTTCAGTGTCGCCTTTTAGCCCTTGTAGCAATGATGCTGAAAAGCTTGTGACAGTGTCCATGTACTGATTAGCCGACAATTGCGCCGTTTTGTAAGCATTCTTTGCATACTGGACCACCTCGCCCGAATTTTTCTTGAAAAGCGTCTCAACACCACCAACGAGCTGCTCATATTCAGCAAACTGCTTAACAGCATACGTTGCGATTCCGCCCAGCCCGACCATCGCGCCAGCTGCTAATGACTTAAACTTAGAAAACGCCTCGTCGGACCGTTTGCCAAACTCTGAAAACGCCTCCCCGAAAGCCGCCTTAGATGATGCCAAAAAACTACTCTTAAACTTAGAACCGAAATTGCTACTAACACTATCACCAGCGTCTCCAAGAGCCTTTTTAACGTCATTAGACACCCCCTTTAGCGAGGGTTTAATTTGAATCCATGCTGTGCCGATTGAAGTTGCCATAAAGATGCGAATAAATAGTTTTATTTATCCGCATTTGCCGTAAGCGTGACGTTGTAGTGGTTATATTATATCATATGCTGAGGTTTTTTACAAAAGATCCTAGCCACCCCGGCTTAGTATTCAGGGCACCAGCAGTGCGCTTGTCGGCGGCCCTAATCATCACCCGCTGGCGAAACGCAGTCGGCTCTGTCATAAGTTCAAAGTTCCCCTCAAAGCCAAATTCGACTACAAATTGTGCCCTCACTGTATCCAAAATACGATTCATATTCTGCATCTGGATCTGTGCTATGCCTGGATTGTTGCGAAGTATTTCAGCGCCACCCAACTTATCAAGGACGAACTCTACGTTTGACATATTTACATAATACCGTATAGTATATTATTTTGCATTTCGCGCATACTATTGTTACAATAAATGCAAGTTTTAATCTAAAAAGAGGATGTTATGGCTACAGAGTTTCAGGAGAAGGCTTGCGAGAAGGCCTTGCGTGAGTATCGCAAAAAATATTTAACGAAGAAAGAAAACCTCAACGCCGACGAATCAACAGCACGCTTGATGGTCAATAGCCTACTTAGTACTGTGCTTGGCTACACGTTGATCGACGAGATCAAGACAGAGCACATGATTCGAGGCACATATGTTGATTACGTTGTGCAACTGAATAAGAAGATTCATTTCATTGTTGAAGCCAAGGCCACCTCTATTGATCTAAACGAGAGACACCTCAAACAGGCGGTTGACTACGCTTCAAACGAGGGTGTTGATTGGGTAATTTTAACTAACGGTCGCTGTATTGAGCTGCATCGCGTCATATTCGAAAAACCAATCCGTTCACAGCGTATCTTTGCATACGACCTAACCAACCTATCGACCATTAGGACCACCGCCAAACATCTGGTGAACCTTACGAAAAAAGCCGTGCTAAAAGGTGATCTGGACAAATACTGGAAGCGGTTTGATGCGCTAACTGAAGAAAATATGAAAAAAGCCATCAAGTCACCGGACGTCATTCGTAGCTTGCGATTATCGATTAAGAAAAAGTCAACGATTAACTTTACAGACGCTGAAATCGCCAAAGCGATAGACAAGATCGTCAACTAGCCCGGTATTGCGCGTTCGGGTTTAACTCCCGCCAAAAATCCTCTAGCTCTTCCCGCTCTTCTGTACGCTCCCTCTTTTTTAATTCCTCGAGCTCCTCTCGCGCAGTAGTGATATACTTAGGCTCAAATTTCTTCATAGCTTTAGCTGATTTAGCAGTTTTACTCTTATTCATATTATAGGTCATGGTGCGCAGTATATTCAGCTCCTGCAATATTTGACTCAACGTCTCATCACGCCATGTCCAGCTTGCTGCTGGCACTAGCTTACGAAAAATCCTACTTTCTGCTGGTAAGTTCTCAAACAGCCTGGCATAGCGCAAGAAACCGCTTCGACGGCCGTCAGCATACGGGCAAGCTTCTAATAAGTTCAGGTGGTAATACTGTTGGAAATCAGCCTCTAATAAGCTAAACTCTTCCACGAACGCCGCTGCGCTCGATTGCCAGCTTTTGGGAAGCAGTCATCCACCTTCGCGGTAATCTCTAACAACGCCTTTTGCGAGAAATAACCGTATTCTTTCTCGATATGAGCACGAATGTCATCATAAACCTTATCACCGCCCAATAACGCCATATACATAGTTACTAGCTCAGAGATATTACTAGTTCGGTGCGCCTCAGACAAGTCGCTGATGAAATCAAAGTCATCCAATAGCTTAGTATTAACGGTGACAGTGTATCCATCCCAAAGTTCAATTGTCTTATTTGGCTCGCTCGCCATATTATCCCTCCGTAAGAATTACTGTCACATACTATAACAAAAAAACGACTATTTTGCAAGTCGTTTTTTGTGCGAAACCTACTAGCTCTAGGATTTCTTAGAGTAATACTCCTTTACGTACACCAACTTACCGGCGCCGTCTGTAAACTTATATGCCGTCAGAGACACTGGTACAGTGATAGCGTCTGAGTTGTTAAATGTCATGTCACCAGAGCGATCAGTAAACTGTGCATCGCCTAGAATTTGACGGTGACGTCGGACCCCGCCACTGTTAGTCTCTATAGTTTCGCAGACAAACACGCCGTGAGGCAAGGTTTCGCCAGTGTCATCAATGGTGATTGCACCGTCAGTTTCAATCTTGACATTGTCCTTACCGTAGCGGAACTGCAAGACTGATGCACGAGATGACTCCAGCAAGTTAAACGTAAAGTTACGTCCATAGCTTGTCTGGTTGCGGGCGACAGTCTCAGGACCCCAGGCTTTAATGTCATCCCCCTCTTCTGCTGTCGTTGAAGTCAGACCGTCCTCAGTGACATAACCTAGGTTGATAAACTCGCTCGCCAGTGGCGTAGTGGCGTCGGTTGGCAGAGCTGTTCCCAGAGGCGCCCAGTACAGAGCGCCTTTCGGGTTAGGTAGGCCAATCGCGATGTTACTCTTGTCGTTGCCCATGTTACGCCTCCTTGACAACTGCAAACGCCTTAGCGTCTAGGATTTGGAAACCAAATGGTAGCTCGAGACGGATACCCACCTGATTATGCCCAGCCAAGTCTTTGCCTGTGTTGTCAAAGTCACCAGCTGTGTGGACGCGCCACTCAGCTACACCAGCAAATCCGAGCAACAGCTGGTTCCAGTCGCCAAGCACAAGCTTGGTTTTCTTGTCGCGCGAGACTTCTGGTGATGTCGCAGCAGCTCTCCCGGCCAAAGATTTTCCAGCCAGGCCAAATACGCCGAGTTCTGGATACTTTTTCTGGTTGCCTTCTATAACTTGCGTCAGCAGGCGACCAGCGTCACCAGAGATGGCCACACCACTAATGTTCTGCTCCTCGAGCTCTTTTACAGCTGTAGCAAAATCCTTGTCGAGTGAGGTTGCGTCAGTACCTGTAGTAGGGACTAAAATACTTGACCCGGCTTTAGTCATGTAGTTCGAAAGTTGTGAGTCTAGAGTGCCTGTGCTTGGATCCAGTCCATGCAGCACAACTGTGTCGATGTCGAGACCTATCGACTTGGTTAGCCAGTTATCAATCAAGCGACTAATAAAGTCAGCCTGCTTGTCTTCGTCCCAGCGCATAAACTCTTCAGTTACACGCTGTGAATAGACAAGTTTTGCGGTCGTGAACGGTTTGGTGATAATCTTTCGACCATTGTCCGACTTTGCTCCACCTTCGTGGACCAACGAAGCACGAGCACGCCCTTCTACGATCATTGGCTTATTCTCGCCAATATTGATCGTTGGTGTCTCGGTGACTAACGACAGTACGGTTCCTGGGAATGTTCCACCAGTCGAAAATAGCCTATCAAGCGGTTCACCAATATCAATTGAGTGCAGATCAGTGACTGCCATAATATTACCCTCCTTGGATAATAATTAGGTTAGCTAAATTGTGATCTTTACACCTGTACGCGTCTGAATTGCGCTGGCCTTGCCTGGTTGCTGTCGGTTCGGCACGGTTGCCCCGCCACCAAACTTCTCTTTCAAGTTGTCGGCCTCTTTACGCATATCCTCCTCGGTGCCAGTACCAAGATATTTCTCAGTGCCAGGCTTGAAGCCATACTCAGCGGCGATGGTCTTCTGTCGAATTGTCGTCTCTAAATCTTTGTTCTTCGACGTCAAATCGTCAATCTGGGGTTGATATTTTTCTTTAGCGTCTTTCTCAGCCTGCTCAGTGATAGTATTCGTAAGCTCGTCACGCACTGCTTTTTCTACGTCGTCGCGAATCTTTGCTGATTCTTTTTTGACCCAGCGCTCATGGCGCTCTTTGAACATATCATCTGTGTCGGCTTCCACATATTCGCCTGCGTCGTTTTTGGTGTAATATGTCACCCTTTTATTCCCTCCGTCAAAAGTATACGTACCTATATTATAATACATGCTTTACAAAAACACAAGCAATAACTCTAATATTTATTCACGTTTTGAATTATTCTGTAAATTCTCAACGATACTGCTAATAACTTGATCGATTTCATTACTTGATAGACCTGCATTGCGCCAGACGGACCGTTGCATTACGATGCCTGGCGCCACCTGAGCTACCTTATTTAGACCATCGCCAAATTTGCTGATATCAGATCGATAAATTGGTAGCCATGCCGGCAAAATAGCGTCAAGCTTCTTTCGTAAGTTGTCGTCTATCCTCGTCACATTATTCTTGTGCATCCACAACGTCATAGCAAAGTGCTTCAGCTGATTACCAACCTCTTTCTGCCATTCTATGATTGCTTCTCGCAGGTCGTCACCAACAATTTCTAGCGATTCAGGCGACTGCGGCGCATTGCTTGACAGCCCCAAATTATTCAACGACAGTTTCGTATCAGCGCAAAAGTTGCGTGCTGACATCAAAAGCGAATCGTTAAATGGTGCCATCGCATGCTGAGCAAACTGCGCCACTTGCGGTATCTGACCGTTCTCGTTCGACGTAATTTTTAGGATATCGCCTGTCTGAGACTTAATAACATCAACGTCCGTCTCATTATCAACACCCAGCAGAATATCGACTTTGGTATTGTAGTGGTACGCCGCCACGATAGCCTGCCGAACTGTACGGCTGGCGTCAATTAGTGCATCGCGAGACGACCGGACCAATACTGTTCTACCGAACGGCTGGCGCGTCGTCGCCTTGTGCGTCAGCATGGTCATCAATGGCCGTCCGGTGCGATTCTCGTATGTGCCCAGAGCCCCGTCCTCATACACTATAGTTCTGTCACTAAAAAATTGCATATAGCTGTCGGGACCGTCAATAACGCTTGGTGTGCTGCTGCGGCGAAACACCGCTACGCCAGACTTCAGATTTTGCGTATGCCAATCATACACGCCCGTAGCCTCCAGTGCTGTAAATGGCATCACCCTGTCGCCCGCTAGAGCCAGAAAACCAATACCACATACCAAGACGTCTTCCTTGAGATTGTCAAACGCCTCGCGCACCTTATATTCGTCCAGTATCTCATTCAGCCCGATGGTATCATTTTCAAACCTATCAAACCGCGTTTTGTTTGCGCGCATTTCAACGGCGCGCCTACCCCAGCCAACATGTTGCCTAGCGATTGAGCGCGCAATCTTACTCGTTTCATAGTCGCTGTAACTGAATGTGCCCTCATAGAACGGATATTTACCAACCGATTTATTAAGCTGCGCATAAACCCATTTCCAGTTATCTAGTACCATCACCTAACTCCCCTCAACACACCAATCTGCGATTTACCAGATATCTTACTCAACCCCAGCATCTGTAGTTCGCTTTTCTTAAAATATAAGTCGCTAGCAGGATTAGTAAATGTCATGCTTTCTGAATATGGGCTTGCTGACTGTGACCATTGAGTGGCTGGTGGCGCATCCGCAGGCGTCAGCATGGCACGCTTCACGGCCGACAACACTACAAAGCCTACCGAATCAGCGAATACTTTATTAGCATCTTTTTCGATAATTTCATCCAGATCGACTTTGTTGTTTTTAGCGATCAGCCGCAACTGAGCAGACGCCATATGAATAAGCGTCTCAGCCCGCTTTTCCTCGCCCGCCTCCAAGACTCGCCATATTTCAGCTAACTTTTCTTTGGTAGTGAAATCTTTCAGTTCTGCCATAAAAAATGCGAATAAATAGTTTTATTTATCCGCATTTGCCGTAAGCGTGACGTTGTAGTGGTTATATTATATCACTTTTTCTTGTTTTTACCAGAACCTTCAGTTTCGGGTTCATAGTCTTCATGCTCAGAAGTCTCTTTCTTCTCTTTTTTCTCTTTTTTCTCTTTTTTCTTAACAACTTCCCATGCAGATTCAGCAATAAGACTGTTGTCCATTACCTCAATTGTTTCGCCCGTTTCTTTGTTACGAATAATCATTACGCTACCCTCCTTTGATTATTTATCATATTATAACATTTTATACACACACCTACAATAGCATGTCTTAATATATCCGCTGGGCGACACAGTACCTATCCCATCTCGACGGCGTATTTCCCTTAATCAGCGGTACGGTCGCGCCAACGACATGGTATGAATGTCCAGCATAATCGAACCACGCACCATCGACAATCTCGCTACTTGTTTTTGGAATATGTACCGTTACCTCAGGCTTGGCTGCAGTCGGCGTACTCGTCTGTGAGACCAGGCAATCCTTGATCGTAAAGCTTGACAGCGTTCCGTCGCTATTAGGTCTATTCTTAAATTCAATATCTACGCCGATCATAGCTATCCTTTCTTAAAATTCTTTAGCACGCCATTACGCGAGTTATAACCGCTCACCTCAAACACACAATCGCATTTGCGGTGGCGCTTGAAATCATCACTCGTCGGATTAACATACACTCCAGCCTTTTTCTGGCACCACGCGCAGTCTGGCTTACCGACATTAGCGCGCCTCGTCAATGTCGGGTGTTTTTGCATAGACTTTGCGTTCGCAAAAGCTTCGTGCTGCGCCGCCGCCAATACCACATCGCAATACTCTTTCAGTAGCATCGCGGCAGTCTGTCTATTCAGCGCGCTGTTGCGCACAATCTTCACCGCCAGCCGCTCCGCCTGATCAGCCATCTCCGCGCCATACCCGCCGCTCAGCATCGCCGCCGAACCAAACACCTCGCTCGATAGCGAATACAGCTTGCCATGTAGCTCGCGGCCAGTCCGCTTCAGCACATCCGCCACCAACTCTATTTTTTCATCTGGTGAAATACCCTCGCGTAAAATCGTCGCAACAACCTTGTCTACACCGCCAGCCGTATCCAGCGTTATTTCTGAAAAGTCCACGCTCGTATCCCCTTGATGATCTTATCCACGGCTGTGGTGACTTTTTTTGAAAACTCTGCCGTTGGCTCTGAAAACTCAGCGTTATCCATCGCCTTCAACTCGTCAATTTTCTTACTCGCCCAGGCGACCGACTTATTGTCAGTGTCCTCCAACACCACACCTTTGCGCAGTGCCAGATCAGCCAAATAGTCACGCTGCCCCTCCGTCATAATACCCATATCATACCATCATCTACCACTTAAATCAATCACCCGCTCACTGCGCCAAAAAACTCGTTTTTTTCCTCGCGTGAAAATACCCCCACTCACCGCGCTCAACAACCCTGGGACCGGGATATACACCCTCCCCGCCACCATAAAATTATATTATGTCAATATTTTTACAAAAATATCATACTATTTTATAATAATCTTATGGCGCAGCGCAGGAAGTATGCAACAGCTAAAGATCCACGACGACAGTTCCCAAAACTAAGAGAGGACCTGCGCAAAAGAGTTTATGCTATGCAAGATACGTGTGGCATTTGTGGCCGCGAAGTCGATAAGACTTTAGCCGCAGGTAGCCCGATGTCACCAGAGCTAGACGAGATCATACCAGTTTCTCGTGGTGGTTCACCTTATGATATAGATAACCTACAGCTTACTCACAGGATATGCAACAGGCGCAAGGGGGCAAAGATGCCGGGGGATGATTTGCCAGATGATATCAACCCTACGCCAAATTCAAGAGCTTGGTAGGGTGGGGCTTGTTTTAGCAAAAGGAAAAGCGCTCTGACAAACAGAGCGCTCTACAACAACGACTGCTAATCACAACAATCGCTCAGATATGATACTATTTTTTAAGCGATTGCTCAAGGCGGTAGTTTATCTCACCAGTTATGCTGCGACCGTTCTCTGCGGCTAACACAACTAAGCGTTCGTACACTTCCTGCTTGATCCGTACGTTATAAATTGGCGTAGGCACATTAACCTTAGTCTTGATGATCTTGCCATCTTTTTTAGTAATTTGATTTATTGTTGGCATATCCGCCTCCTTTTTTATGAGGATACCCTGGCGCCAAGCGAGGCGTTTGGTTTATATTAACTGCAAGTCATTCTCTATCTGATAAGCGATCGCTTCCTGGTTTAGCCCCTCTTTCAATTCGTTGAGTGTGCTCATCACCTTTTGGCGTTCGTCTGATAGGTAGAGTACTGCCGTTTCCTCTGCCTCACCCCTCCAGTATCCGATGACTGGATATTGTAAGGTAAAGGCTTCGTGGTTTGTATTTACAATTGATACGATTGTATCTACATTGAGTTGTTTGGTTTGGTTGTCGCTTCCGATAAAAGCTTTTATTGTGATTAGTTTCATTGTTGTATCCTCTAATTGTTAATGTGCCTCGCTTGACTGTCTTAATTATAGCAAACATGCACGCACAATGCAAGCACTTTACATACATTTTATTCGTTAAACTTTTAAGCCTGTGGAAAACTTTTTTATAGACTACTTAATATCTGCTGCCAGCGATCAGCCCTCATTTTTTTATCTTTAGCAGTAATCTGTTTTTTCGGAAATACTTTTTGTCCCCAAAAAGCAAACGTTGCAGCGTCGAGCGGAGCCGTCGATAATTTATCGTTCATACTCTCCCAGCCAAAGCCACCATATCGACCAAGTGACCGCTCTTTCGTTATACGGACCGCCTGGTTTAGTAGTGGCTGGTCGTAATGAGACAACTCGCCCCTATCAATAGCGTCTCTCATAAACTGATGTGCTGCTACTACCTCCTTCATGGTCGGCAGGATGATACGTTTTTTGGGAATGCCAACTTTTACGAGCTCCTCAAACAGTATTGGCGCTCCGGTTGCCCCATCGAGCACAATCACTGCTGCTTGCCTCCAGCGCTCGATCAGCCACTTGGACAGTCTATGGAAGCCTTCACTCATCGGACGACTCATCACCACCTCAACATGCACACGACCATCTTGTAGTGGCTGCGCAACTACCAGGGACCACGAGCTTCTGTTTGGGGGGAACTTTACAGAATATACAGGTTTAAAGCCGTCATCATAGTCAGGCTTCTCTGTAGCAAGATCGTCCCAGTCTGACTGTTTAATTGCGCGCTTGTTTTCAATACCAGCCCACCAGCCAAGGCGCATACGATTAAAGTCGTCTATTGTCATGCTGTCGGCTTCGGTTTGTATCATCTTCTCGAGTAAAAATATATTTAGCGAGGGGTTGGCCGCCGACCAGGCCTCCTTGTCGTGCACGTCAGTGATCTTTTCAACGCCCCATTCAGTCCAAGCTCCAGAGGCGCCGGCAAGCTTGTTGCGACGATTTCTGGCAAACACCTCACCGACCGTCTCGGCCATCGGCGGAGTCCCAGCATAAATAATTTGCGGATTACCAGTTCTAGCGGCTGAAGTCGTCGGTATCAGCGCAGACTGATGCGAGTCGAGCATTTCTGCGGCCTCGTCGCATATTAGATCATCATTAGTGGACCCCAGCCCTCCCATGCGCGTTCTCGTCATAAAGTAATACTCAGCGCCATTTAAAAATTCAATAAAATTATAGTTTCTTGGTTTTTTGCGAAACCTAGGCGTTAATAAATTGAATATTTCTGGATGCTCGTTTTCATAGAAAAAATCCTGTACGCGCTTAATAACAACATCGACCGTATTCTGTTGCTGAGCAGTAAACAAACCTTTGGCTTTGCGAAAAATAATGCCGTAGATGATCCGCGCTACAACAATCTCAGTTTTGCCATTTTGGCGAGGCACACTCAATCCGCAGTCAAGATTGACGAAATTACCATCATCGTCCTCAGCTAACCATCGACGTAACACTAAACGCTGCCACTCAAGTAGGACCATCCCATATTCATCGAGCAGCTCAAATAAAAGTTCGGCCTTTTCAGTGTCGCCAGGGATATATAAATCAATCCGCGGTATTTGGTTATTTTTTCGCCTTTTTCGCGGCATTAGAGGTATCCTTAATCACCTTTTTCTTTTTCGTCGCTCTTACAGCCTTAGGTGCGGTTTTAGCCTTTTTAGGTGTAGGCTTGGCTGGCTTTTTCGCTTTTTTCGCGGCATTAGAGGGCGCTGCCGCTTTCGCTAGGACCTTTTCTAGGACCGAACCAGCTTTTGGACGGCGGGACCGAATGTCCCGCAGCTCTTTTCTAAAGATATTAATATTCTGCGATAGCCTCGCTACTTCCTGCTGTGAAATACTTGACGAGGTAAGCTGCTCAACGTTCTGACGGATCAAGCTTTCATAGAACTTCTCGTCATCATCACCGATCGCAAGATCCAAAATGTCAGTTTCAGCCTCTTTATCAAGTCTGCCCTTATAAAGCTTGTCCATTTTGCCAGGATTATCAAAGATATCAATCCAGCGCATAGCAGCCGCGTATCCATCACCAGGAAGACTCGCTTTTAGCTCTTCTATGGAATCTATCAAATCAGCGGCAGGTATTTTTCTAAAAAACTCTAACCACTCATCGTAACCATAGCTTTCAGTTCCTTCCAAATTTATCACTGGCACCCTCCAGTAAGCGGTTTAACTTTATTATAACATAAATCAGGTATTTCGCCATTAGTGCTTAGTCTCACGTCATAGATTCAACGAACTCGATCGCTTCCTCGGCCCCATTGCAAACCTTCACGTTAAATCCGTACCCATCCAACACACTAAGCCAGTCCAGCTGCTCTGGCGTAGTCTTGCCGCCTTTCCGTCTCTTAAGCTCTATGGCGAAGCGTCTGCCGTTAACAAATATCAGATAATCTAGAAAACCACGACTGACGCCAGCGCGCTTCATCCTAACAGCTCTAGCGCGTGCTCTAGGATCGCTGCCAGTCTCATTCGGGATGTGTGTAAACTTATAACCTTTGAGCCGCAGGTATGCTGCTAGGACCTCGGCTTCTTGCTGTTCAGTCGGTAGTCGCTCGTAGTTGTTAGTCATCTTTACGGACCTCTTGAGATCTCTCCATCTCCTTCATCCACTGACGAAACTCTATCTCCTCCTTGATAAATTTCAGAGAAGCTACAATCCCAGCTAGTAGAAAAGTGATAATTAGAGCTATTGCGACAAACATAGTTTACTCCTCCAACAACCCAGGGTTTTCGTGGATATCGCCTATGACCTCAAGTGTGTTGGCCTCACTCACAATAAAAGGGACCTTATTTTTGAGGCCAAAGCCAGGGAAAGATACGGCATCAGTCATGTATTTAATCTCAGCTATATCTTCCTTATAATTGCCCCAGTCATACCCAACTCTACGAATGAACTTCACGACATCACCCTCATAAATCTCTCTACCGTTTTTGTCTTTTAGTCCTGTAAATTGCTCGAGGATATACCGCTCATTATCTGGGTCTGACAAAATCCGCACATGCCATAAATCAGCGTCATTGTCGTCACAGCCTTCGAATACGAATATGTTGCCTAGGTTGTCTATGGCTATATCTTTTTTGTTAAGGTAAACTCTTCTCAGGTTGTCCCAGGCTCTAAATTTTATTTCACGCATTAGATTTCCTCCTCTCTAACCATCGCTTGACAAATATATTTCCCATACCCTGCGATACCTCCCTGTGGTGTCCACCCTTCTGACAAAAGTTCGTTCACTTTGTCGTGTAAATCAGGCATGTTTGTGGCGCTAGCTATTATGTATTTGAGCCTATAAGCTTTAGGCGGTTCGTAATCAACTCTTGGCATTTTAGACGTCGCTCCAACTATTATTAGATGAATTAAAATCAGTTTTCATTTTTTCCTCTGTTATTTTCGTTGATCGTTGGTTGATTATCTCTCTTTTTCAGCTCATCAAAAGAATATGTGCGAGTGTTGCCATGAGTATAAGTGACTTTACAGCGCTGTCGTTTATCTCGGTGCATTGCTACATGACGATTGATGCCGAGGTAGTGAAAGTCCTTATTACATGTATGACAATAGCATGATTTATCGGTACGAGTTGTGTATTTCATAGCACGTCCTCCGCCTTGATAATTTTATTATTTGCTCTATCAACGGTGCACTCGCCGTTATAGATTTCATCAGCATAATACTCGATAACATCTGGAAAATCGGCTCTTGAGACAACGCTATCACTCGTGGCGGCCTTTTTGGCTTCATCTTGAGTTTTAGCTTCAACAAAGACAGCTCCCTCCTGCACTACTCTAACTTTAACTTCGTAAATCATTAGGCCCTCCCTCTATCCAACACTGATTTTTTTAATATCCTGGTAGCTTCATCTACGAGCTGGCTATAAATGGCTGCCTCTCTGGCTTTAATCATTCGCTGCAACTTAAAGTATGGATCGTCAGGATCGAGCTTTGAATTGAGCCAGTCTTCAAACATATCACCATTGAAATAGCCATCAGTAGCTGCCCACGGAAATACTAGCTTAGGCTTTTGTGCCGATTCACTTGACTTGGCTTTTTTGTGTGTCATGATGAATTGATCTCCTTTCTTATGTGCGCGAAATCGTGTAGTTTAATTCAACCTCTCAACCTTGACGTTATCGACACATTGCCAGGGAAATGACACCATCGTAAACACCTTGTTGCTTGTGACAACCACCTTGATGTTCTTATTTTTTGCTGCCTCATTTACCAGCTTGATATATGGTGAATTTGGCGGCAAGCAGAATTCACTCTTATTTTCTTCTGTCACTACGGTATTTTCTGATGCACGAACACTGAAGTATGTATTACCGCTAGGTATGACGTCGTTTTGGCTGTTATAAACGATGCCCGAAACTATAGATTCAGAAGTGACCCATCGCATTAACGATGAGCGGTAGACAATAGAGACTAATACTGCAATGGACACAGCTAACAACATAATCTCTAAAAACCTTCCCTTTTTAGCCATTTAGATCTCCTTATTTTTTATAGTCTTCAACCGCATAACTGGTTGGCTATATAAGGTGATGATTTGCCGAGTTTTAATTTCCTCACATTCGAGGGAATTAGGTTTCGTAAAGTCACATCACATGCTACGAAGCTTTCTATCGATAAGCGTTTATTCCCAATCTCAAGCTTAGGCACTTATTTTCAAAATAGCGTCTACCTATTCCGCCACTTATATAGCCAATTGACAATACCAGATTGAGCCGATTTCCATCTGCACTCAATTCTATAGGCAAATGAAAAGCCTAGACACTGATGTTGCCGGTTGATAGCATAATGGGCCTTCGATCCCCGCTCTTAGCGTTAGTCTTAAGGGCAATTCGCGGTTTATTCCGCTACTAACCCGACAATACTTTAGCACCCGATTTTATGCTACCGGTTGAACAGACGATACACGTTGCACTGCGGTTGTATGAGCCGACTCACAACGTTTCACGATTTGGTTAATATGTCAGAGGAATATGACATATCGCTGCTTTAAAGGAGTTTGTGCATATCATCTGTCCAGTTATGCGGTTGAATTGTTAATGTTCTGGTTTGTAGAAGGTTGCTATTTGACGTGCTTCTCTATGCGACCTTTGTATAAATTGCGATAAAAGTATTCTTTAAACCAGTCGGCGGTCTTTTTCTTTGGCTCTTTTGGCAGTTTGAGCTTGCCTTTCAGTTTGCTGTGCGACGGCCAGTAGCCGTCAGCAGCGTGCCTCACTAAAATGTCTACCACCTCCTCGGTTTCTACGCAGTTCATGTCGACAGACAAAATATGGTCATAGACATTCTCCTCTACAAGCCTGTTCAGGTGAGCAAGTTGCTCTTCGTTACCTTCTAGCTGGACCCAAAAAGTCCACAACTCTCCCTCGCAGTCGTTGTATTCTGTTACTTTTGCAAAACTAGTCATTCTCGGCTTCTTCCTTAATCAGCTAATTCTCGACCGGTTACAATTTGTACCCGATTGATTTAATTTCACCCAGTTTTTCGACGTATGGTAGGTCATTGATTAATGGTGTTCACGTAATGACTTCCAGCGTCCCTTCTTTCGGCGAGCCTTAATCATCTCTCGCGTGAGCTTTTTCTTAGTATGTGGCTTTTTGACCGATGGGTATTTCATTGGCTTACCATCGCAATACGTACCCCGGCAGTATTCACTGTTTATCGTCTTAGCTGGCTTTCCACAGATTTGACAACCTGGCCACATAACCTAATCTACAACCTTCAAATCCTTAATCGCTTCCTCAACCTCAGCCTTGTTGTACTTTTTGTCGTTTATCTCTATGGTTTCGACTTCAGGCTGCTGGACAGTACATTCATAATGTTTGAGGTCATCAACCGTGTACCAGACACCAGCAGAGGTAAAGTCAATGGAATGGCTTAAGAGATAGCAGTTATCGATAGCCGCGAGTACTTTACGACTTATACCGTTATTGAGTAAGACTACATCGCCCTTTTCTAGGTTATAAAGCGTCTTTTCTGCTGGCTCTAGCATCTCGTCCGTCCAGCCCTCATCGCGCTGGTTCAATAAATAAGCATCAGCATCGTTATGGATACCTGTAATAGTATTAACTTTATCAACCAAACGCTCCATGGAACTTATGAACAAATATCCGCCATATGCACAGTCAACCTTAAGGTCTTTGCGCACTCTAACTTTATCTCCAACCTTAAATCTATTTATGGACACTATTTCTCCTCCTCAATTCCGAAATAAGTCAACCAGTCTTCTCCGTTCTCTCTGATGGATTTTTCAGCGTCTTCCTTGGTCTCGTAGCGTACGGGTTCACCAGCATCATAGTAATCAATTTCACATGCGGTAAGTTCTTCAGAATTATGGTTATAATAGACAATCCAGCCACCATTACCATTCTTGAAGTCCGGCTCAAATGTTGAGGTTCGGCGTAGTCTGACTTCAGCTAGTTCACGGTCACGGGCTTTTTCGCATTCTTCTTTAGTACGGAATGCTTTGCCGGTACGCCAAGCATTGCAATCACGTGGCTTTAAGGTGTAAAGCGTTGGTATTATATTGGCATTCTCAAGAATAAAACATCTCTCACCAATTCTAGGATTCCAGTGAATACTGTCTGCTGGTTCTTCTCGAACTTCCTCGAACCATTCATCAAAATTGTTTATATCCTTAATAGTCCATTGGGGGTTGGTTTTAGCGCCGATTGGCGTGATTCGTGCTAGCTCTTTCGCGCCATCGAAATCACTAATGACCTCTTTGAATATAGTGCCAGCTCTGATCGTTGGCGTGTCTTGTAAAAGTTTATATTGTTTCATGATACCTCCCTTTAAATATTTCGTCGCCTTTTTCAACGTCAAAAACATCGACCGTCTAATGATCCTCTACAACCATAGACACTCGTCGTTTTTTATGACATTTAGCGCACCCTATCGTGACAAAATAAGCTCGGCCTTTACTGTAAACAAAACCCGCAACTATGTTCTCGTCGCTACGGTGCGGCTTGATCGTTTCTTTATAGCGTTGCCACTCGTGTACGCATACATCTTTACGCTTAGCGTTATCAGTTAGTTTGCGCTGTTTCAATAGGGCCAGCTTCTTGTGCAGCCTAGCCTTTGCTTGATTCAAGGTCGTCATAATACTTAGTAAATAACCTTGCTTTCTAATATGTATCCGTGATCAAAAGTGGTTCTTTTAATCTCAGGGTGATATTGTCTATACACTTTCTTTACTAAACGTGCCTCTTTACGAGTAGAGCATGTGGTGATGTTTTTCGCGTCCTGTTCATCGAACCACCATACCGTGTATATGGTCGTAACTGATTGATCATGCTTAAGTTTCGACATCTTGCTTATCCAATCTATATATGCGCTCGTACTTTTCACGCTCTTTTATGCCCAGCCTAAATAGCACACCCTTTAGTCTGGTCGTATTAGCAAACGCGTACGCACAGTCAAAGTCGTGCACTCTGTAATGATGAAATACGGACCGCAACAGTTCGACCTCTGACGAATCGTCATCGGCTTTGTGTCTGTAAATCGTGGCCCATCTTTTGCCATCCTCATCTTGACCTACGCCTACGACTGCCGTAGCCCGACCCTCTAGGCTAAACTCAATGGCATATTGTCCATCGCATTTTATGACCCTACAGGTCATACCTGAAGGCAAGTCCTTTGGCCAAACCATGTATAGATTGCCCATTATTCCCCCTTTCGTAGGTACCTTAAATATTTGCCACTGGTATACACCGACCACGCTCTATAACCTTGGCGTTGCCAAATGCGATAAGCACAGGCTATGTTAACTTCTGGCTTATACGAATCACAATCCTCCCTCCCTGGCAAGATCCTCACCTGGAGGAGAGACACAGAGTAGCCGTACACTCGACCGTTCTTTACGAATGTTAAGCTCGTGTCTCCGGTGGCACTTTCATTGCAGGAGCTTTCTGCTTGCATGACTGCTTGCATTATCCCCGCATCCCAGTCGTATTTATGAAGTAGAGGTTGAAATCTTTCGCAGCCACCCGAGCCCTCCCCCGTTTTGATTCTCTTGGACTCAGGCGAAACTTCCACCGCTACTGCAGGTGCTTTTTTCGGCAGTCGCCCCGCGGCTGCCGCTAGTGTTTTGGCGTGCTATCCTTTGCGTTTTTGATGATGGAGGACACCTCAGACTTAACTTGATTGTGCTGTACTTTCTGATACTGCATACCACCGATAAACGCAACTATAGCTGTGATTAAAACAGTGATTACAACTGTTTTTATTGTTTCAATTTTATTTTTCAT